CTGCCGCCCGGGGGTCCAACGAACTCGCCAAGCAAACGCTCACCGACATCACCAGCCCCGCTCGTCAGGCTGCGCTGGCCCGGGCCAACAAGGGCATGGATGTGGCGGCGCTGGAGGCCGAGGCTGATGCGCTGGCGCAGGCTGCTGGTGCCAAAGTGGACGATGTGCGCCGTCTGATCAAAGCTGGCAACATTGCAGAAGCCAGCGCCCGCCTCGACCTGATCAAAAAAGGTCTGCCGGTCGGATTCACCAAGTACACCTACAAAGGCGAGTTGGCGAAGCTGGCCGATCAGTGGGCATCGCAGGCCGCAGACGCATCCCTCGATCTGGGTCAAGGTGCCCGATTTGCCACCGACGCAGCCGAGACTCTGCGGGCTGCTGGCATCAAGCCTCTGGAAACCAAGCCGCTGATCGACAGTCTCCGCACGGTCACGCGCAACCCTGAGTTCGCTGGCAACGATGTCATGAAGGCATCCGTGGACAACCTGACCCGCGATCTGGCCGAGTGGACCAGCAAGGGTGGTGTCATCGATGCCCGGGCGCTCGATGCGATCCGCAAGAACTCGGTCAACGCTGCCGTGCGCGATCTGCTCAAAGGTCAAGACCCGAGCATCCAGCGCGAGGCTGCTGCCTCGGTCATGGCAAAGATCAAGCCCATGCTGATCGACGCCGTGGAAGCCTCGGGCGGCAAGGGCTACCGTGCCTACCTTGAGGAGTACACCAAGGGCATGCAGGACATCGCCAAGCAGAAACTGAGTGGCGAGGCGCTGCGCCTGTGGAAGACCGACAAAGACGCCTTTGTGCGGCTGGTGCAAGGCGAGTCACCCGATGTGGTCGAGAAGTTCCTCGGCAAAGGCAACTACGACATCGGCACCGAACTCGCTGATGACACGCTCAAGGTGCTGCGTGAGCAAGCCCAAAAGCGTCTGACCGAACTGTCGGTCAAAGAACAGGCCACGGGTGGTCAGGAAGCACTGAAACAGTTGATGCTCCAGCACACCTCCAAACTGCGCCTGCCATCGTATCTGAGCGCGGTGGCCGCGACCACCAACAAGGCGCTGAATATCTTGGAAAACAAGATCGGGGCCAAGACAATGGCAACGCTGACCGAGGCGCTGAAAACCCCAGAGGGCGCAGCCGACCTGTTGGAGCGCCTGCCTGCCGAGGAGCGTAACCGGGTGCTGAAACTGATCAGTGACCCGAGCCAATGGAGGACCGGAACCAAAGCGGCTGTGACTGGCGCGACTGCTGGCACTGTCAACAAACTGGCACCGGACCGCAACAACACCAATGCGCTGAACGAACCAGTGCGCGTGGTAGATTGAAATGGAGCAGCAGATGGCGTTCGACGAAACCAATTTTGACCCGGTGCGGTACGGTGTTCTTTGGCAGCGTGTTCAGGACATGGACAAGAAAATGGACAAGATGGAAGCCCAGATTGACCAGCTTCTTGAACTTGCCAACAAGGGCAAAGGCGGTCTGTGGTTCGGAATGACCGTGGCCTCCGCTGTGTCCGGTTTCGTCGGTTTTCTGCTCAGTCACTGGAAAGGCAACTGATCATGTACACACTGGGCGCACGATCACAAATGCGGCTCAAAGGTGTGCATCCTGATCTGGTCAAAGTCGTCAAACGAGCCATCGAGATCACCACGGTGGACTTCACCGTGCTGGAAGGGCTGCGCGATCCAGCGCGTCAAAAGACACTCGTGGATGCCGGGGCCAGCCAGACGCTCAACAGCCGTCACATCACGGGCCATGCTGTCGATTTGGGCGCATGGGTTGACGATCAGGTGGACTGGTCGTGGCCGCTGTACAGCCTGATCGCCAAGGCCATGAAGGAAGCAGCCAAGCAAGTCGATGTGCCAATCGAATGGGGGGGTGACTGGCGCACATTCAAGGATGGCCCCCACTTCCAACTGCCCCGTAAGGAGTATCCCTGATGGACCCGTTGACCATTCTTGCCGCCCTTGGCCCGCTGGCCGTTGACTTAGGGAAATCCCTGATCGGGCGTTTCATCCAGACCGATGGCTACAAGCCTGTCAACGTGGACGAGTACGTCAAGATGCGCCAGCTTGATCTGGACATGTTCAAGGCAATGAACGATGCCGGGGGCACCAACCCCTCATACCCGTGGGTTGAGGCCGCTGTGCGCCTGATGCGCCCCGGTGTGGCCGTGATTGTGCTGGGCACATGGGCCACGCTCAAGCTGAACGGCCAGCCCAGTGACGCCGTGGACAATTTTGCAGCCGCCGTGGGGTTCTACCTGTTTGGCGACCGCACCCTGTTTTACAGCCGGAAGGCCAAGTAAAGCAGCGGCATCCACACCAGCCATCCAAGGATCGCCAGCAGCACCCATTTTGCCAGCGCCTTGAGATGCCGGTTGGTGTAGGGCGTGAAAACCGGGTCAGGGTATTTCGGATAGCGTTGCTTCACTTTGGCAACTCGCACCGGGCAATCGCGCCCCTGACGGCAATCTCCGTATTCATCGCAACAGTTCATTTCAGTGTCTCCGGTATTTTGGACAGTTTCACCGTGTCCTTGTCGTATTGGATTTTGAACTTGACCAGCGCCAGCGCCTTCTCAATGTCGCGGATCGTCACGATGTCCATCTGGGCATCGTGCAACTCCATGAGCGTGTTGAGCAACTGAATCTCTGGCCCGGTAGGCGTGAACCGGCCATGCTTGCCAGCGCGGTCCACGATGCTCAGGATGGCGAATCGTCCACCTACGCAGACATCCTGATACTCTTTGCCAAAGCCCATCTGATGCAGCGCCTCGGTCATGTTCGACATGGCGATCAGAATGTCCATGTCAGCCTTGGTCGCGCTGCCGTGCATCAGGGCATACATCGCCTCAGAGTTCTTGATCTTGAGGTCGAGCAGAAAACCATCGTGCTTGGTCACTGGGGTCATGGACTCCAGCACGTAGCCCAGTGGATTCACCAGCACCGGTTTGGGTCTGTATTTGCTGCGTTTACGCATGATCAGAACGGTGCGTCAGGAATCTTGTCGTGTTGCTGGCGCTGATACTCGCGCTCCTGTTGCGGAGTCCACGGCACCGGGCCACCCGGAGGAGGAAAGGGCCACATGGTCACTGCTCCTTTTTCCACTTGAGCCATTCACGCAAACCAGCTAACCCGCCGATGCGCTCACCCTTGTAAAAGATTTGCGGCATCTGACGCAGTTCGGGGTACTGACGCATGAACACATCACGCCACTGGGCTTCGTCAACGCTGCGCTCCTCGTAGTCCATGTTGGCCTTGTGCAGCAGGTCTTTGGCCGACTCGCAATTGGGGCAGTTCGATTTGGAGTAGATGATCATGCTCATGATTGATTCCGGTGGGCTTTGTGCAAATAGACCGTCAGGCGCTTGATCCGCGCCTCGTGGTACTTGCACATGGAATCAGCATACTCGCGACCTGACTGCGCCTCAAGCAAAGATCGTTTGGCTGTTTCCAACTCCCGCAGTGCAAGAGTTTCAGGGGTGGGAACACCGTACACAGTTTTGAACCAATTGATAGTTTCACGGATCACGATTACTCCTTGGTGGTTGATGATGTGCAACAGTGTATCACACTTATTCTTTGACGAAAATACCTTCTTTGGTCAGGTAGCCTTTGCGGTCCTTGATCTCGTTGTAGGCACCCTTGAGGCAGGACACCAGATCGAGGTCCAGCACCGCGCACACCATGATCAGCGTTACCACGATGTCACCCACAGCGTCCTTGGCCGCATCGAGGTCTTTCTTGTTGAGGGCGTCAAACAATTCGGTGACTTCCTCCAGTGTCTTGATCGCCTGCGATTGCGCGGTGGCGTTTTGCACAATGCCCCGGGCTTCACCCCACTGGACGATCTTCATTTCAACTTCTGCGTAGCTCATTTCAAACTCCTTTGGATTTTCGATACTGCTTGACTGCATTTCGCAGCCCAGCTTGGGTGGTGGCCTTCTCGTCAAGGGCCAATGCTTGCGCCTGATCCAGCGTGTTCTGCATCAGGATGCGATGGCACATCACTGGGGCACCCTGACCTTGACGGCGCACTCGGGCGTTGAACTGCTCGTACAGGTCCAGTGACCAGTTGAGGCCATACCACACGAGGATGTGGCCGTTCTTTTGGAGGCCGTCGATACCGTGACCCATTGATGCTGGGTGGCCGATCATCAGAGAACAGTCGCCAGTTTTCCAGCGGTGCATGGCATTGGTCAGTGCAGCCTCGCTCTTGCAGTCGGTCAGGTTGATTGGATCAAGATGCTTGAACCGCTCCATGATCCGCTGGGCATCGCTGCGGTAAGCGTAGGAGCAAAGCACCGGGGAACCCTGCGCCTCGTCCAGAATGTCCTCCAATGCGTCCAGCTTGAGGTCATGCACTGGCTCCCACATGGGCATGCCAGCGATGGGGTACATGGCTCCGTTGCTGAACTGCAAGCACTTGTTGGTCAGGGCCGCTTGATTAAACGCCTCGATTTCTTTGCCGCTGTCCAGCACCATGAAGAACTCTTTTTCCAGCCGGTCGTACTTGGCCCGCAGATCGTCGGGCATTTCGATCTCGATGTTGTTGACGATCAGGTCCGGCAACGGGTTGTAGTCCTCGGCTGACATCTCCAACGTGATGTCGCCGATCAGCTTCTTGATGGTGTCCTCGGTGTCCTCGTAGGGCACTTCCTTGTAGGGTCCAACCTTCTTGTAGAACCGGGTGCGGAACGCCGTTTTGCTGGTGCCCAGACGCTCACCCTTGTCCACCACGAGGAACTGACCGTGCAGGTCTTTGTAGCCATTGCTGGCCGGGGTACCCGTGAGGCCGGTGGACCACGTGAACTGGTCCTCAATCTTGCGGAACGCCTTGACCCGGTTGGTGGCCGAGTTTTTCATCTTGCTGATCTCGTCCCAGATGATCCCGTTGAACGGCATGGGGCGTTGCTTCTTGACAAAGTAGGTCTGGAGCGTTTCGGCCAGCCAGCCCAGATTCTCATAGTTGATCAGGTACACATCAGCAGGGCGCAACAGAGCGCGGGTGCGCTGATCCTTGGTGCCCGCGACCATGCTGAACTTGAGGTGCTTGGTGTGTTCCCACTTCGCAGCCTCCTGCCGCCACACCAGCCGGATCACGCGGATCGGGGCCACGATGATCACGCCACGCAAGAACCCGGTCTTGATCAGGTGCGCGAGGCTGGTCAGCGTAATGACGGTCTTACCCAATCCCATGTCCAGCCACAGCATCGAGTGTGGGTGGGTGCATTGGAAGTTGACCGCCTTCTTCTGGTAGTCGTGGAGCAGGTCAGGTGTCAGCATCTTTGACCTCGCATGTGAAGCCACAGTCGGCAGGCATGTCTACTTTGAACCGCCCGCGATTGGGTGCCAACTCGTCCAGATAAACCGGACCGTTCTCGTCCTTGTTGACAGCGTGGCCGATCAGCCTTTCCAGCTTCGCCATCTTGTCGAATCGGTCTGGAAAGTCCTTGCGAATCTTGTTCCAATAACCCATCCCTCCCTTCACGCAACCGATGCAGTTGTTGTTGGAGTAGCCAAGTTGGTACATGACTGGCAACCGCAGCCCCAGTCGCGTCAGGTGCGCGTAGCAGTCTTGTTTGGTGACACCGTTGTCGATCAGGATGAAGTCTTCTCGCACATCGTTGTTGCCGTCAATGAACCGATCTGCCCGGTCTTGTTCTTCAACGGTGTAGCCGAACACCTGAACGTCACCGGGTCGTTGGTACGCTTTGCGCATGTCTTTCTTCAGAATCATAGTGCAAGGTGCGCCGTATTGATTTTTGATAAACCCGCGCTTTGCGAACACTTTGTAGATCGACCCCTCGTGTTGTTCATCCATGATGACCTTGACGGGAATGCCGGTCACACGGGTGAAGTCGTCAAGGAATCGCAGGTTGTCCTCGTGCTCCTCGACCACACGGCAATACACCGCCTCGACTTCGCCATATTTGACGGCAGCGAGAACAGTGGCAACGGCACTGGCGGCACCGCATGAGAACCATGAAATGACTCTCATATGCCCATCACCATCATGTCCACCATTGCCTTGCCGTCTTCCACGTTGTCCACCACGAATACGGACACCTTGTGCTGGCGCAGCCTGTGGTGTTCGCGTTCCTGCGCGTCCGTGGGCTTCTGACCCCTACGCTTGAACTCACAGAACCACATGCGCCCATCGGGTCGGATGAACAGACGGTCAGGCACAGCGGCACGAGCGGGGCTGGTGAACTTGTAGACCAGCACGTTCTTGGTCTTGGCGTACTCGCACACCTTGGCTTCAATCTGTTTTTCCAGCATTGCACTCTCCGTCCAGCTTGCGGTTTTCCAACTCGATCAGCAACTCGATGTAGTGCTTGGCCTTTTCCAGATCGGCGATGCCGTTCTTCTTGCGCCAGCGGCTCACGTACTTGATCACGTTGCCCTCAAAGTAGCCAATCGCGTTGGCGTAAATGTATTCCACGGGTTGAATCGGCAGGTCTTTGTAGTGCGTACCGGCCACTTGGACATTCAGGCTAGACCCAGACATAGTTTCTCCACTTCACGAACGTAGTAATCAAAGTCCACCGGCAACTTGCCAGCGTCACGAATGTCGTTGCATGGCTGGACACCCCATCCGCTCTCCACACCAATCTTGCGCCACTCGGTCTTGCCCTTGAGCGGCGGCATCCACTTGAACAGGGGCTTGCCACCCTTGGCGATGTAGTAGCGCGAGGTGTTCTGTGCGCGGTCCTCGCCCCACTGGAGGTAGCTGTTCCTCGGCACCTTGGTGCGGAACATGAAGTCCATGATGTCGGGCCACTGCTCCACGGTCTGTCGGATCGGAGCGCCATCGACCAGCACCTTCTCGGCCACCTTGGGGATCACGAGCCCACCGGCGTTCTGGTGCCATCCGACCTTCCACTCATAGGCACCCTTGCGCTTGACAGACCCGTCCTCGTACTCGGCGAGGTAGTTGTTCACATCGCGGATCGACATGCGCTTGTAGACGGCTTCCTCCAGATTGAGGCCGGTGCGCTCTTGCCATGCAGCACGAGCCAGATCGACCATGATCTTGTGGCTGCGCGGCACCCGTACAGTCAGGCCGTCCGTGTTCACTTGGATCAAGCGCAACCCGGGGATGTGCATCAGCCCTTCGGCCAACAGGCACAGCAGCAACTGACCGTTGAGCGTGATGCTCATGGTGAACAGCGGGTCATAGAACACGCTGAACTGATTGTTGCTGTCGCCGTACACCCCGTTGAGCGCCAGCTTCAACATGGCGCTTTCTGCGGACTTCTTGGGGTACTGCTTGCGCTGCTCAAACAGGTGTTTGTAGATGCTGACAAACTCTTTGCCGAGATGGGCCGGGTGAAACCCATTCGTGATTGCCAAGTTTGGATAGTACGAAGTGACATCAAGGTCCACGATGACGAACTCGTCGTCTGACTCGATGACCTCGGATTCGATGGAGCCGTGGATTCCTCCAAGGCCGAAGACAAAAGTGAATCCATTGACTGTTGCTGTGAGGTCCGTGAAGACCCCTTTGGTTTCTGTGATGGACTGCTCCTTGAGCCAGCCCATGATGCGATTGAACTCGGGTGTGCCAAAGTTGATCCACGGCAGGATGGCGTCACGCAGATGGATCACCGGGCGGCGGGTCTGCCGAGGTGTGCGGCCCTTATCACCATAGTCGTAGCAGGCGACCCCGGCCTCCTCCAGCTTCATCACGAAGTAGTCTTTGCCGATCTTCGTGTCGTTGTGGTTCATGAAGTCACGGGCGTACTTGCGCGTCAACTCCTCGCGGAAGTGGATCATGTCAAGGCTCTTGTGATAGAACGCCTTGGTCTGCGCCACATCGTGCTGGTTGTATCGCTTGAGGACTTCCACTTGATCGCGGGTCAGCACCGTGCCCACCTTAAACGGCAGGTCTTCGATGTTGTCCGAGCGCATGTTGAACTCCAGCACCTTGAGGCTGGTGGCTCGGGCCTTATTGTCGAAGTGGTGAATCTTGAACAGATCAAGCTGGGTCACGAACTGGTCGGACGGTTTGACTTGATGCGCCCAGCGGTCGCCGTCTTCGTCATTCTGCGATCCAATGATCGCCATTGCTTTTTGGTACAGCGTGTTGGCATCGCTGTGGCCCATGCGAATCAGCGTATGGAGGACGGGATAGTCGAAGCCGAGGTTGTTGAACCCCACCATTCGCGCATCTGTTTCCTTGAGGTACTGGAGAAAATCGATGATGCCCCGGCTGTCGTTGCGCCAGTCACTGATTTCAAAGTACCAGCGTAGCGGGGCTTCCGCATGCTCCACCGCCATCGTGAAGACGTTGGGATAGGTTTCGAGGTCATACACATAGTCACGCATTACGGTTACTCGGGTGACGGGGGCCGAAGCCCCCGTGGTTACTTAGTCAGTGCCTCCAGCAGATTCATCCACCGGGTTTTGCACTGGTTGAGGTAGGTCTGGCTGCTGGGACTGAGCAATTGCTTGCTCACGAATCTTTTCAGCCACTCCACTGAACAAAGCAATCGCTGCATTGATTTCGCTCACGTGTAGTTCGATCTGCATCACTGGCCACCGGTCATGAACGGGGGCAGGCCAAACGGTGCGGTGGGCATCGCAGGAGCAGCCACAGCACCAAAGCCCGGAGCCACTGCGCCCGGGGCAGCAGCCACAGCGCCAAACAGGTTCGATGCGTCCACGTTGCCCTCGCCAAACGGGGTGTCGTCGCCAGCGAACTGGATAGCAATCAGGTCGCAACGGATGCCACGGCCATGCTTGTTGTCCTGCACCCAAGGCTTGACAGCAGCATTGACACGGCAACCACCATACATCTTGCGGGCAAGCTGCTGGTACGCCATCGTGTTGGTCGGATCGATGGGGGTGCCATCGGCTTGGATCATCTGCGGCTGGCTGTCGCGGCCTGCGGTGATGAACACATGACCGGCGTAACCATCGTAGGGCTGGAACGTCTTCTTGTTGACCTTCTCTTGACCCATTCCAAAGCAACGGGTCTTGCGGTCCTGTTGGATCATGCCCATGACGGTCTGGGCATGTTCCTTCCACTTCTCCATTGCCAGCGCGGCGTAACGCTGCATGAACTGCTGGAAGCCAGCGTGATCCTGCGGCATGATGAACTCGCAGTTGTAGGAGATGCGTTCCTTGCCGGTCTGCTCGTTGATCTGGCGCTGGGGTTCAGCCAAATGGGGGAAAGACAGACGGACGTTGGAGAGAAAAACGATTTCGGACATGACAATTACCTTTCTGATTACGAGAGCCACGAGGGCAGGGATTCGGCAGCGGGTGCTGCCTCGACTGCACTGAACATCGGCGCAGCATTGGTGATGACAGCAGGACGGCTGTCAGATTCGGGGGCCACGGTCAGCTTGCCAGCCAGCTTGACCACGTACTCTTGGTCCATGCGCTTCAACTGGCGCTCGGTCAGTTGAACCTTGGTG